GCCACCGCCCCCTCCCCCGCTGCCCAGCGCGGACCCGGACGTCGAGCCGCTGATGATGCGGCGCCAGAGGTCTTCGGAGGACGCCGCCTTCTCCGTGCCGGTCAGCAGCGTCAGCGAGTGCACCGGGTCCACCTCGGCCAGGGCCTTCTCGAGCACGGTCTCGATGGCCGTCACGAAGCAGGTCGACGCGAGGCCGAGTTCGGAGAGGCTGACCGCAACGGTCTCGCCCGGGTCGATGCCGTCCGCCGTCGTCACGATCGCCGGGGCCTGCGGCCGGGGCTTGTTCTCGCGGATGAGCGCCTCGGCCCAGGCCAGCGCCTCGTCGTAGGTGAGGATGTCGGTGTTCTGGTCGGCTCGGTTCCACTCGCCCCGAAGCGCCACCTCGCCGGCGTCCTGCGTGAAGACGTTGTTCGGGAACGGCGAGTCGAAGGTGGCGTGGAAGTGTTGGCTGCCGGTCAGCGGGGTGTAGCCACCGGCCTGCACGATGCGGCCGGTGTTCGCGGTCAGCCACTCGAAGGTCCACTCCATCGTGTCGAGGCCGTAGAGCCCGACCGGTTTCACGAGGTCGTCGGGATGGATCGTGATCGACGTCACCTTGGTGGCCGCGTAGTAGTGCAGCGGGAACGACTGCGTGCTGCCGTTGCCGTTCTGTTGGTCCGTCACGGACTGCACGCCGGCCGGCCCGTAAACGACCCACTGGCGGTTCCGGTAATCCCACCGATGCCGCTTCCAGGTCGCCGACACCACGTTGCCGTTCGCAAGCGACAAGGTGACGCCCGAGGAGCGGTCCCCGACGTCCCACATGGAGATCACCTTGTTCGCGTCGATCGTCCAGAGGTAACCCGTCAGCGACGTCAGGTGGTTGAGGAGCCGTTCGACGGACCACCACGGGCAGGTGATGACGCCGAGCGTCGGACCGGTGGCCTGTGCCGGGTCGAGCGTAACGCCGACCGCGGCCAGCGCGCCGCCCGGCTCGGTCAGGTCGACCAGGGTCGCCTCGAGGGTCTGACTCGGGAAGATCGTGTTGACCAGCGCCCGCTGGGCCAGCTTGTTGTGGTCGTTGCACTCGACCGTCGCCACGATGCCGCCGGTCCAGCCCAGGTACGTGACGGAAGAGCCCGCGACCTCGCCGGCCCACTTGAGTGAGCCGCCGACCGTGACCTGCACCACCTGGTCATCCTCGGGGATCACGGTGCCGGTCGGATCCTGCAGCATGAAACTCGCGCGTCCGATGCCGTTCACGACCCGGCGGTACTTCAGCCCCGAGACCAACTCGGTCCGGTCCGTGCCCGCGATCGTGACGAGGATGCTCGAACTCATGCCAGCACCCCGTTCGCCTGCAGTTCGCCGAGCACGCCGGTGTAGACCAGCTCGTTGATGACCCGCCCATCGAGGATGACCGGGATGCGGATAGTCGTGCTGCCCCCGCCGAACGAGCCGCCGACCCGCGCGAGCGCCTGCGCGAGCGCATCGACGATCACGTTGGGCGTCCCGACGATCTCCGGCTTGTTCTCCGCGATGACCCGGAAGGTCGGCGCGCTGTAGAGACCGCCCGAGGCGGACCCCTGCACGGTGCCTGGTTCTGGTTCCTCCATCGTCGCGTCGACGCCGATGCTGATCCGGCTCGGGATCGCACGCACGGCGTCAGCGATTCCGGAGGCCATCCGACCGGCATCGTCGACGACGACGTCGGCCGCGTCTCGCATCGTCTTCGGCAGGGTGACCCCGAGCCCCTCGAGCAGCAGGTCGAGCCGGTCGACGACGGTGCCGATGCCATCGACGAACCGCTCCTGCCAGGTCTTGTGTTTCTCGCCAACGATGCCGGCCGCTTCCGCGTCGAGGAGAAGGCTCTGCGTCGTCTCGTCGATGGCCCAGCCGGTGTCCTTCCAGATCTGCCAGATGGCCTGGAGTTGGGGCTGGAGCAGTTGCAGGGTCTCTTCCCCCCCGTGGCCGCCGTCGACCATCGACTGATACATCGTGCCGATCTGCGCGGTCATCCCTCCGAGCATGTCGGCATCGAGGATGCCGGCGTTGTAGAACCCCGTCAGGCCCGTCGTGACGTTGGTGATGCCCTGGAGCATCGGCCCCGCGATCTCGTCGCGCACGACGGCCAACCGCGCCTGCAGGCTCTCAAAGGCCGCGCCTCCGGTGAACCCGGTCGTGGTCAGCTGCGCCTGGAACTCCTCGATGGCGGGGCCGTACTGCGTCAGGATGTCGACCATCGAGGCGCCGCCGGCCACTGCGGCGGAGATCCCTCCCGAGAGGGCTGCGGCGAACCCACTCGCTGCGCCCTGCGACGTCATCGAGAAGCCGGCGAGAAGCCCCTGTTGCGGCGTCAACTGCTCGAGCAACGCCTCGCGGGCCTGGGTGAGTTCGTCAAGTCGCCGCTGGTCATCGAGGCCGATGTCCTGCCGCGCCAGAAGCGCGGTACGCTCCTTGTCGACGTCGGCGAGCTGCTGCTTCAGGTCGGTGACGGACGTCCGGATGGCAGACGCCTGCGCGAAGAAGGCGCCGAGCCCGCTGAGCCCGGTCGCGACCTCGGTGGCGACGAGCTCGGCAACCGCCGTCGACCCCGTGCCGAAGGTCTTGTCGAGACCCATGATTTCGCGGATCTCTTTGCCGAGGACGCCGCCCGTTTTCTTGGCGGCCTCACGCGCCGCCTGCGCGAACGCCCCGAAGTTCGCGTCGAGCACCTGCCGCGCCTGGTCCTTGTTGAAGTGCCCAACGTCGACCATCGAGAACACGTCATGGAGCTTGCCCATGAACGTGGTGTAGTTCTTCGAGGTGAGCCCGCCCGCCTCCGCGATGATCTTGTCGAGGTTGAAGATCGAGGCGGCGCCGCGGTCCCCCTTGAACAGCTCCTTGGCCGACTTGGCAATCTCCTTCCCGAGCCCGTCGCTGATCTTCACGCCGAAGTCTCGCCCGACCTCGTCGGCGGCCTTGGCCCACTCCGGCTTCCCGCGCACGAGCCCGACCACGAGACCCGCCGCGGCGCCGACGGCCATCCCCCACGGCCCGAAGGCCGCGCCGGCCTGCGCGCCAGCCAGCGCGCCTCCGAGCGCGTTCCCGGCGGTCGTGCGATGCGACCCGGTCGCCGACCAGACGTTCATCGCGCCCTGGCCGACCGCCGCGGCGGACTGGAGGCCGGCCGCCCACCGCTGCGACGACGTGGCGGTCGAGGAGAAGAGCGGGGCGGCGATCCCGCCCGCGGCCTCGCGGAACCCGGTGACGTTGCCGGCTGCATCCGTGATCGCGTGGCCCCACTGGATGTTGGCCTGCTTGGCCGCCGCCAGCGCCGTCACGACCTGGCCGACCGACGCGATCACCTGCCCGAGCGAGCCCTGCGCGATCTGCCCGAGCTGCTGGAACCACCCGGCGAGGTCTTGCAGCGCCGTCGCGCTGTGCCCGAAGGCGGCGGCCGTCTTCTCGTTGGCGGCCTTGAACGCCTCGGCGAGCGCCTCCGCGGTGAACGCCCCCGAGGCGCGCATGTGCTCGAAGTCGCGTACTGCGGCAGTGGCCGTCGCGCGCAGATCCGCCTGCGTCGCGATGCCGGCCGCGCGCATCCGCTCGACGATGGTGTCGGCGGTCGCCGAGGCGACGTCCCGTTCGTGCTGGTAGTAGGCGTCGATGGCCGCCTTCGCGCGGTCGTACTCCGCCGCGGTGGTTTCGGTGCGGACCCCGAGCTTGTCAATGGCCGCGCGATGCTCGCGGTCAATCTGCGCGATCCGCGCGTCGGCGGCCGTCTGGGTCTGTGCCGTCAGTTGGTCCTGGTAGTCGCCAGCCATCGCGGCCAACTGGCGTTGGCGGTCGGCGGTCGCCACGGCCGTCGCGATGACCGCCTCGGCGCCTGCCTTCGCCTGCTCACTCAGATCCTTGTGCCACTCGCCCATCGTCTTGGCGGTGGCCGCCGCCAGGTCGCGCATCCCCTCAACGAACCGGGCTTCCCTGATCGCCGCGCCGGCCTCTCGGACGGCGAGGGGCACCTCGAGCCCGAAGATTCGCGCCTTCAGCGTCGAGTCCTCGATGGCGGTGCCGTACTCCTTGTAGACCGCCTTCATGTCGACGCCGTGCTGCTCCGCGAGCAACAAGACGGTGTTGAGCTCGGCGAGCTGCTTGGTGAGGTTCTTGACCGCCTCGCTCGGTTCGGAGAGCCCGCCGCCGGTTCCCCCTCCGCCGGGCTTCGACGCGCCGCCGGCCAGGCCGCCGATCGTGATGACCCCGCCGAGCCCGGCCCCGCTGCCGGCCGCCAACGCCTGCGCGTCCGCCAGGGAGATGAACGGCTTGCCGCTCGCGTCCGTGGTGCCCGCCAGCGGCCCGCGGGTCGGCGAGGTCTGCGCGGTCAGCCACGCCGGGTACTCCCCGACCTTGGTGGCGGCGTAGGCCGCCGCACCTCCGACGGCGATACCGGCCAGGCCGAGCGCCGCCCCTGCCCCGCCGCCGGCCAGCGCCGACCCGGCAGCCCCGGCTGCTCCTAGCCCGCGGATCTTCACGAGCCATCCGGCGATGTCGCCGAGGCCGCCGGACACCCGGCCGAGGATGCTCGTGACGGGACCGAGCGCCGCGACCAGGATGCCGAACTTGACGATCCCGCTCTGCACACCGTCCGGCAGCTTCGTGAACCCGTCGACGATCTTCCCGACGACGCCGATCGCGTCCTTCAGCGCCGGAATCAACTGCGAGCGCATCAGCGGGGTCAGCCGGTCGCCGAGCTCGATCCCGACGTCCTTGATCTGGTTCCACAGCAGCTTCAGTTGGTTCGCCGTCGTGTTGTAGCGTTCGCCGGCCGCGCGCGAGAGCTCCGTGTTCTCCCGGAACGCCTTGGTGCCGAGCGACATGGACTCCCGCACCAATTCCGAGGCGTTCGCCGAGCGCAGCAGCGCATCCCGGAGGCGGACCTCTTCGACGCCGAGGGAGGAGATCGTTTGGAGCAGGTTGCCGCCCGACCGATGGATCCGCCCGAGGCCTTCGATAAAGGTGACGATGGCGTTGCCGGCGTCCGTCCGGAACGCCTCCGCGAAGCTCTTCGCCGACATGCCCGAGATCGACGCGAACTTCTGGAGGTCGGCGCCGCCCTTGTCGACGGCTGCCGCCATCTTCACCATGACGCGCGAGAGCGCCGTGCCGCCGGCCTCGGCCTCGAGCCCGACCGACGACAAGGCGTTCGCGAGCCCGAGCACCTGCGGCGCCGTCATGCCGATCGTCGCGCCGGTCCCGGCGAGCCGGAGGCCGAGCGAGAGCATCTCCTCTTCGGTCGACGCCCCGTAGTTGCCGAGCGCGACGACGGCGCTGCCCAGGCGGTCGAACTCCGCCTGCGGCATCCGCATGATGTTGGCGAGCCGCGCGAACGAGGCGCCGGCGGACTCCGTCGTGAGGTGGGTTGCGGTGGCGATGTCGGCGACCGTGCGGGAGAACGCGACGATGTTCTCTTTCTTGACGCCGAGCTGCCCGGCCATCTCGCCGACGCGGGCCAACTCGGTCACACTGATGGGCACCACCTTCGCCATCGCGCGGAAGCCTTCCGCGATGGCGCCGAGCTCCGCGGGCGTGCCAGTCACGGTCTTCCGGACGCCGGCAAAGGCCGTCTCGAAGTCGATCGACGCCTTGACGGCCGCCCCGAGCCCGGCGACGATGGGCGCGGTCAGCCCCGCGGTCGCCATGGCGCCGGCCCGCTGCAGGGCCGGTGCGAGCGACGCGGCCTTTGCCTCGAACGTCTCCAGCGCGCTTTTCGACTTCTGCCCGGTGCGGACGGCCTGGTCCTCGAGCCCCTTCATGGCCGCACTGACGGCCTTGAACGCCTGCTCGGTCAGTTGCCGAGCGCGGATGGTGACGTCGATCGACTGCTCAGGCATCGCGGTTTACCGCGTCGGCCCGCGGCCCTTCGCCGGCCGCGAGCACTTCAACTGCTCGGCCAGGAGCTGGTTCTCGAGGCGCCGCACCTCGCGGAGCGCCGCCATCAACCAGGCCTCCTGCGCCGCGAGGCCCCCTCGGTCGGGGAACCCCCGCGGCTCCCAACTCGCGACCCACCCCGCGACGACGTCGTGGGTGGCGTCGAACACGCGCAGCACCCGGAGGACCTCGGGCGTGAACGCCCGGACCGGGCAGCCGCGCAGGATCAGGCCGTCTCGGGCTCGTTCGTCGTGCCAGACGACGCGGCCGCGGCCGTCCCAGGCTCGGTGGCATCCGCGGCCGGTGTCGTAGCCTCGGGCGCGACAGGCGCGGCAGCTGGTGCCGGTGGCGCGCCAGCGCGTGCCGTCGCCAGCGCGTCGCGCCAGCCAATCTCGGAAGCGAACCGCGACCGCCAACCTTTTTTTTGGTCTTCGCTCAGCTTGTTCTCACCCCAGATGAGGCCGAGCACGCGCGGCACCAGGTCCTGGCGCCCCGCGTAGAGGCGCAGCAGGTCGGTGCCCGAGGTCAGCACCCGCTCAGTGCCGTCCTCGGCATCAATCTCGACGAGATCCCCCGCCTC